CGCGTCTGCGCATCTCCGCAGTTTAAAAGTTTTTGGCAATAAATCAAACAGGGGAAGAAATGATTATCGAAAGCTTGCAACCGCTTGCAGTTGCGATTGAATCTTTGACAGGGCTTGAGAGCAATCCAAGAAAAGGCGATGTCGCTGCCGTTGCCGCATCTTTGGCACGCTTCGGACAAAGAAAGCCGATTGTCGCGCGTAAAGATGATGGCACAATCATTGCCGGAAATCACACTTGGCAGGCTGCGAAGAAGCTTGGCTGGAAAGAAATTGCTGTGGCGTTTGTGGGCGATGATGATGTAACTGCGCAAGCCTATGCCTTGGCTGATAATCGAACAGCAGAACTAGGGAGCTATGATGAAGAGCTGCTCCTTCAAATGATTCAAGAGATTCAAAAAATTGACGAGGACTTGCTTGCCGACACAGGATGGGCACAAAAAGACTTTGAGCAACTTGTTGAAAAATTAGGCATCGTTGAGCAATTAGATGTTGACTCTGCTTTTGACAATCTCCTTCAAGGAGATCGCGAAGATGCAACTCAAATGACCTTCATCGTTACATTGGAACAAGCAGAACAAATTAGAACTGCTTTGAAGCTGGCCTTGTCAGATGGCGCTGAAGAATATGACTCAGAAAATAAAAATAAGAATGGCGTTGCCCTTGCTTATATCGTTCAGGGGTGGCTAAATGCCAGGTGCTAAAGATTTAATCGTTGCAAAGATTGACACAAATGTTGCAAACAATTTTGTAAAAAAAATGCACTATTCAGGCAAAGTTGTTTCTAACTCGCAAGTCCACTTGGGAGTTTTCTATAATAATCGCCTTGAGGGGGTTATGCAATTTGGCCCAAGCATTGACAAAGCAAAGTCAATTGGCACTGTCAAAGATACTCCTTGGCATGGATTTCTTGAATTAAATCGAATGGCCTTTTCTGAAAAGTTGCCAAAAAATAGCGAGTCAAGAGCAATTGGAATTGCAATGCGACTTTTCAAAAAAAATGCGCCGCAAGTAAAATGGATAATTAGTTATGCAGATGGCACGCAATGTGGGGACGGAACGATCTATCGCGCATCAGGATTTCATTTAATTGGCATAAAGAAAAACAATTCAATGTGGAGAATGCCAAGCGGAGAAGTTGTTTGCAATTTAATTTTTTCCCCATCTGTTTCAGGAACCGCAGGCCCGAACAACAAAAAAGGTCAGTATGGAAAAACCGGCACGGAAAGTTCTGTTGCCTTCTTAAAATCTGTCGGAGCAGAATGCTTGCCAGGATTTCAGCTTAAATACATTTATTTTTTAGACAAAGAATATGAGAAGAAACTGACAGTTCCAATTTTGCCTTTTTCAGATATACAAAAAAAGAACGCCTCTATGTATCGAGGCACGCGCCGCGTTGGAGTAAACGAAAACTCGTCTGCATTCCTTGCAGAAGTTGACGGTGCAAGTCCGATCACGCGGCTCCAAAATTAATGAAGAGAACAAATGCCTAATCCTCCTAAGCCAACAGAAGAAAAACGCAGACTAGGCAATCCTGGAAAACGCCCTTTGCCGGCAGTTCAAAATTTGATTTCTTTGCCAATGGCAATGGAGGCACCTGAGCCACCTCGACCTCTTGGAGTCGAAGGGATGAAGCTTTGGAAAAGAATTTGGGAGCAGGGCCGCACTTGGATCAGTTCAAACTCTGATTTAGAAATGGTCACACTTTTATGCGAATCTATGGATGAACGCTCGCAGTTGCGCTTCATTGTTTTGAAAGGCACGGGCGACTGGCGAGATCGCGTGGCTCTGAGAAGCCTAGATTCACAACTGCAAACTATTCTCAGCCTTCTTGGAATGAGTCCAACTGACAGAGCTAAATTGGGGGTTGCAGAGGTGCAGGCACGAACAAAAATTCAAGACCTTCTGCAAAAACGCAATGCCGCAAAAGAAAAGTAAAAAAACAACTAGTTGGCCTCCGCGCTGGCTAACGCCTGTGCCTGAGATTGAACAGAATGCAGGCGATGGCGACATCTACGCCAAGTTCGCAGAGGCAGTCTGCAAAGTGACCAAGGATTCCGTTGCCTCACCTGCTGGCAAATTTCTTGTCCTAAGAGATTGGCAGAAACAGCTCCTAAGGCACGCTCTAGCAAGAAATAAAGAAGGAAGATTTAGGCATCGCACAGCTCTCGTCGGCATGGGTCGCAAGAATGGAAAGTCTGCTCTTGCAGCCTCAATGGGTCTTGCGGGTCTAACTCTTGGCGGGAATGGCTCCGAGATTTATTCCTGCGCAGCAGACCGAGATCAAGCACGAATCGTTTTTGGAACAGCCAAGCGGATGATAGAGATGGATGATGAACTTTCTTCCATGTTCACTCTTTACCGCGATGCAATCGAGTTCAAAGAAAAGGCAAGTGTTTATCGTGTTCTCTCAGCAGAGGCTTACACGAAAGAAGGACTCAACCCTTCACCGCTTGTCATCTTTGACGAAGTTCATGCACAACCCTCGTGGGATTTATGGAACACGCTCTCGCTTGCAGGTGGCGCTCGCGCGGATTCTCTGCTCTTTGGAATTACGACTGCGGGAGTCAAGACTGATGCGCAGGGTCAAGACTCGCTCTGTTACTCGCTCTACCAATATGGACAGAAATTAGTCAAAGGCGAAAAGAGCGATTCGACATTCTTCTTTGCATGGTGGGAGCCAAGTGCAGCCGATGCAGATCACAGAGAATCGCAAGTTTGGGCAGAAGCCAATCCTGGTTTTGGCGACATTGTTGACATGGCTGATTTTGAGTCAGCAGTATTGCGAACGCCTGAAGCAGAGTTTCGCACAAAGAGATGCAACACTTTTGTCAGCACCTCGAAAGCGTGGCTACCGCAAGGCTCGTGGGAATCATTACTCTACGACGGAAGACCTAACATTCCTGGCGAAGATGTCGTGCTTTCCTTCGATGGTTCTTTCTCCAACGATTCAACTGCATTGCTTGCTTGGCATCTTGGAACCGAGAAGCCTCATTGCCGAGTCGTTGGATTGTGGGAAAAGCCTGACAATGCAGAGCAGGGTTGGTTCGTGCCAGTCGCGGAGGTAGAAGCTGCAATCGTGGCAACTGCGCGCGATACCTCGTTTCATGTGCGCGAGATTGTCTTTGATCCTGCTAGATGGAATCGGACTTTCATGGTTTTAGATGAAGAAGGCTTGCCTGTCGTGGCTTATCCTAACTCCGCAGAACGCATGGTTCCAGCAACACAAAAGTTTTATGAGGCAGTTGTAAATAAATCTTTCACCCACGATGGCAACGAGGGTCTTGCTAGACATGTTGCAAACTGTGTCACGAAGCAATCATCGCGGGGCGTAATGGTGGCAAAGGCATCAGCTAGGCGCAAGGTCGATGCCGCCGTCGCTGCAATCTTTGGCTATGACAGAGCCACGCAACCGCAACCGCCGAAGCCACCTGTGGCGCAATTCTTTTCGATACAAGTCTGAGAGGCGTTAATGAAGAAACCTGATGTGTCAATGTTGGTCGGACTTGGCGGTTTGATAATCGCAACAAGTGGGCTTGTGATGATTTCAATACCTTTGGCCTTGATTTGCCTTGGCTCTTTCTTGATTTGGATGACAGAGAAGGCTGAGTAATGGGAATCTCTAAGCGCATTCGTATCGCAAGCGAGCGACGAAACAATAACTCACAATATGTCGAGCCTATTATTCCAGGGCGACCACCTTTCATGGCCCCATCGGGAGTTGATGTAACTGCCGACTCTGCTATCCGCATGTCAACTGTTTATGCTTGCGTTAGACTTCTAGGCGACACAATCTCATCGCTTCCGCTTGGCGCTTATGTTCGCCGTGGTAGAAACCGCATCTCTTATGCTGCTGTCTATGGATCGACACCAGCTTGGGTTAATAGACCAAACCCCGAAGCCTCAAGAATAGAGTTCTTTGAGCAAGTCCTCGCATCTCTTAATCTGCATGGTAACGCTTACATCCTCACAGTTCGTGACGAGGATGATGAAGTCATAGAGCTTTACTGTCTCAACCCTGATGAAGTGCGAATCCGTCGCCTTGCACTAAATAAACCTCTTGTCTATGAGGTCACAGTTCGTGAAGAAGGTTTGGCGCGAACTGAGATTCTAGGTGCGCGCGAGCTGCTACATATCCCAATGTTTAGACTGCCAGGATCGCACTATGGCTTAGGCCCTGTCGCAGCGACTCGCCTTGCAATCGGCGGCGCTATGGCTGCCGAGACTTATGCAGCAAGCTACTTTGGCAACGCTGCTAATCCAGGCGGAGTGATCGAAGTGCCTGGCGAGCTGACACAAGAGCAGGCTCAGGACATCGGGCGCGATTGGAATATCAGTCACACAGGCCCTTATCGTGCGGGCAAGATTGGCATCCTTTCAGGCGGTGCGATGTTTAAGCCATTGACTCTGAATGCAAGTGATGCGCAGCTCCTAGACTCGCGCAGATTTGGAGTTGAAGAAATTGGAAGAATTTTCAGATGCCCGATTTCATTACTAGGTCATCCTGTCGCCGGCGCGATGTCATTCGCTTCAGTTGAGGCTCAGAACTTGTCTTTCGTGCAGCATAGCCTGCGACCACTTCTTGAGCGTTTGGAACAGAGCCTTTCGAATCTTTTGCCTGAAGCTGATGGATTTATCAAGTTCAATCTTGATGCACTTCTAAGAGGCACAACAATCGAGCGCTATGATGCTTACACAAAAGGCTTGCGAGAAGGTTTCTTATCGCTAAATGATGTTAGAGCAGTCGAAGATTTAGCACCAATAGGCGAGGCAGGCGATCAGTTCCGCGTGCCATTGCAGAATATTGATGCTTCTGATGCAAAGGATGTTGGTCTCAACTTGAGAGCCGACATCGTAAGCAAACTCGTGCAAGTTGGATTTGACCCTGCCGAGGTGCTTGCAGCAGTTGAGATGGTTCCAATCGCACACACAGGAGTTCTAAGCTCGCAATTACAACCCATCTCTCAGATTGATCCAGGTGATCCTGCTGTTGCCTATGATGTCAGAGAGGCTCGCAACAACGGAACTGTTGTAAATATGCCTGAGCCAATAGTCAATGTTGCTGCTCCAAGTGTCAACATCGAGCCTGCGATGGTCATGCTTGAATCACCTGAAGTCCGTGTTGAATCACCAACTGTCAATGTGGAAGCGCCGACTATCGAGGTCACAAATCAAATTGATAGGCGCAAGGTTCGCAAGAAAGTCATCCGCGATGCAGAAGGTCGAATCTCCGAGGTCATTGAAGAGTTCATTGAAGGGGATGAGTGATGGCAACAGGTCTTAGCTCCTATCTAGCAAACAAGTTCCTTGATGCGGTTGGCAATGCGACGGCTTTTTCGTCAGCCGATGTCTATATCAAACTGCATGTCGGAGAGCCTGGCGCAAATGCAACAGACAATCCAGCAACAGAGACAACGCGAAAGCAGGCAAGTTTTGCAAGCGCATCAAGTGGATCGCTCACAAGTGATGCCGCAGTAACTTGGACAAACATATCAGGCTCACAAGATGCAACGCATTTCAGCGCTTGGGATAACGCTTCTGCGGGAAACTTTCTCTTTAGTGGCACAATCACAGGCAATGCTTATGTTGCAGGTGATACTTACACAATCGCAAGCGGATCGCTGACTGTCTCTCTGACCTTGGCCTCATAGGATGCCAGCCCAATTTGTTTTAGGAGAGGGTGTTCTCGACACCGACCTCCTTGGCCCAATAATTATTGTCACCGCAAGCGCAAATCTTGGCGGATTATCAGGCAACAGCACAGCGCTTGTTACTCATCTCGCAAGTGCGAGTGCGCTTTTAGGGGCGTTGAGTGCGACTGCCAACACGCAACCTGAAAGTCCAAGCGAGGCTTCTGTTATCGCAAGTCATCGCTTCATTCAACCTAATTTTCCTGTTCTACCGCAAGAAACTGAAATCACAAAAGTCCTCGCGACTGCAAATGCCGCACTTGGGCAAATGCTTGCGCAGGGTCTTTGCGAAATCACATTTTCCATTGTTGAAGATGATGCAGAAGCGCTGCTTCTAATTTAGGAGAAAAATGCCTTACTACATATCTGAGCAACAGAGTGACTGCGATGGGTATGCCACAGTCAAGCAAGAGGCAGACGACTCTTACACAACAATCGGATGTCACAAGACAAAACAAGATGCTATCAATCAGATGGTTGCAATTAGTATTTCCGAGGGCCTTGAGCCAGGAGGCGAAGTTGCCAATAGAGCTTTGCCTGATAATTACAGGCCAGCTCTGTCAGAAGATGTGCCTGAAGGTCGTGCTTGTGGGAATTGTTATTTCTACAATGAAGAGAAACAAAATGAGGCAGGCACTAAGGCTTGGTGTGAGCTTTGGCTTGACTATGTTGATGGCGCTTACTACTGCAACAAATGGCAGGGAGAGATTGGCAGCAGACAGGTTGATTTGACTGTGCCTGCGTTCATTCGCGCTAATGCAGAACGCGGGCTGAAATATGTTCGTGAGGGTTTTGGGGGCGATGGTCTGACAGAGGGCGCAAAGCGTGAAGCACGCGAGATGGCAGCAGGTCGGATCACAGAGAATAAAGTTCGTAAGATGGCTCCTTGGTTCGCTCGCCATAAGGTTGACGGTGAAGCGCCAAAGAACAAAGACTCATCTCACCCACAATATCCAGGCGCAGGCTTAGTCGCCTGGTTGATTTGGGGCGGTGACTCTAATTTTAGTGACAGAGCGCAAAACTGGGCGCAGCGAAAAATTGATGCCCTTAATGCAGAGGAAGATGCAAGGAGTAAAATGTCAAAGAAAATCGAACGCCGCACTTATGCCGTCAAGCATGTTGAGGCTAGAAACGACAGCGAAGGAATGAAACTTGCAGGTTATGCCGCAGTCTTCAACGATGCAAGCATTCCTCTTCCATTCAAGGAGACAATCGCGCCAGGTGCGTTTCGCAAGACTTTGAGCGAGACTCCTGATGTAAGAATGCTGGTCAATCACGAGGGTTTGCCGGTTGCTAGAACGAAGAATGGAACTCTCAAACTAGAAGAGGATGATAAAGGTCTGCGCTTTGAGGCAGAGCTTGCAGACACGCAAGAGGGTCGAGATGTTTATGAACTCGTTAGGCGCGGCGATGTAGATCAGATGTCCTTTGCCTTTCGGGTTATCAGGCAACGATGGAATGATGACAGAACCCGCAGAATTTTGACAGAAGTGTCTCTTGCAGATGGCGATGTCTCGGTTGTCACTTATCCTGCCTACCCAACAACGACAGTTGAAGCAAGAAAACATCTACAAAAAGCAATCAAAGCAATTAGAGAAGGTCGTGACATTGACGAGGCAACGATGACTGTCTTGCAGACCATTTTCGACGATATGAGTGAGGGTCACGATCACATCATGCGCGCGCTAGGAGTGTTTGAAGCAATGCTTAATGACAGAAAATACGGAACAGGTTATGGCATGGATGAGGATGATGAAGACGACGACAAATCACGCGCCGTGGATCGAGTAGGCGACTTCGTTGAATGGGATGCCTCAGGCGGCAAAGCAAGGGGTCGCATTGTCCGAGTTGTTCGTGAGGGCAGTATCGATGTGCCAAACTCCAGTTTTACAATAACCGCAGAAGAGGGCGACCCTGCTGTTCTGATTCGCCTCTATCGCGCGCTTCGCGATGGAAATGTTGCCACCGACACCCTTGTCGGTCACAAAGCCTCAGAGCTTCGCGCGATTGACCCACTACCTGAGCCAAGCGAGGAATCTAACCGCAAGATTTCATTGCGCCTCGCAAAAGCCATAGTCGCAGCTAGAAAATAAGTTTCTGCTCAAAAGAGCAGATGGAAGTCGGAGCCAACCTCGCACCCCGTTCAGCGCCGCGAGCATCTTGGCCACCACCTCAAAACCTAATCATAAGGAGCAATACTAAATGTCATACCTTGACAAAGTAGTCGAGCGCCGTGATGCAGTTAAGGCAGAGATGGATGCCGTTCTTGATGCAGTAGCCTCCGAGAACCGCACCGATCTGACAGAAGAAGAGACCATCAAGGTTGAATCTCTAGCAACTGAATCTCGCTCACTCGATGAGAAAATAGAGAAGCTAACTGCACAAGCGGCAGCCGATAAGAAGGCAGCAGAAGCTCGCGCAGCAGTAGCAGAAATCGCAACCCCAAAGGTCGGCGGTTTCAAAGTAACAAAGGAAGCACGCACTTACTCCGCAGAGTCAGATGCCTCTTTCTTCAAAGATGCTTACAATGCACAGTTCAAGTCTGACTATGCAGCACAAGAAAGACTTGCTCGTCATCAGCGCGAAGAGGAAATCGAGCGCCGCGATGTTGGAACGGCACAGTTTGAGGGCCTTGTAATACCTCAGTATCTCACAGAGTTTGCGATTGGCCTGGCTCGCGCCGGAAGACCATTCGCAGATTTTGCGACATCAAAGCACACCTTGCCT